AAAACCGTATTACTTATGATATGTTAGATGGTAGTAAGACAGGCAAAGCAGGAGAAGCTGACATCATTATAGGTATAGGTAAGAATGACTTTCTTAAAGATGATGCTAGTGATCCTAGACACCAGATAAGATATGTTACTGTTAGTAAGAATAAGATTAATGGGTGGCATGGTATGGTGCCAGTTACCTTTAATCCTGTAACAAACCAATGGGTAGCAGGAGGTGATGATGCAAACTGTTATTGATATAGAAACAACTATACGTGATGGTAGCCCTAGTCCCTACATACCAGAAAACTATATGGTTAGTGTTGGCATAGGTGGGGAGATGACTGAGCATTACCTATGCTTTAAACACTCACAACAAGAGGCTACACCACAAGCTAAAACTATACTACAAGCAGTACTAGAAGAGGCTACCCTGTTAATAGGTCACAATATAAAGTTTGATTTATCTTGGATACTAGAGTGTGGGTTTACTTATGATGGTGACATATATGACACTATGATATATGAATACCTAAAAGGTGGTGGGGTTCGCAATACCAAGTTAAATTTATCTGCATGTTGTGAGAGAAGAGGACTACCTATCAAACAAGATGTTACATCACAATTTTTATCACAAGGCACTGGCTTTGAGGATATGCCTTGGGATGTTGTTGAAGATTATGGGAAAAATGATGTAAGCATTACTTGGAAATTGTACAAAGCACAACAGTTAGAATTGGGAAAATGATGCGAAAAATAACAACTCTTATGAATGAATTTTGTAGTGTACTAATACAAGTAGAAAGGAACGGTATTACTATAGACATAGATGCGCTAGACGCTTTAGAAAGTGATTATAAAAAAGAATATAATACGCTGAAAGAAAAATTAAATGGGTTAGCTGAAATTGCTTTAGGAGATACACCATTTTCACTATCTTCAAATGACGATTTAAGTATGCTTATATTTTCTAGGAAACCTAAAGTTAAAAAGAAATGGGCAGAGGTATTTAATCTTGGAACTGAAATGATTGATGGGGTTAGAAAGGCTAAAAGACCTATTAAAATGTCTAAGTTTATCTTTAATAGTAATATAAAAGAATACGCTAATATACAATATAAAACCAAAGCTTATCAATGTATGTCGTGTAATGGTTCTGGTATGAAGTGTAAAAAGTTACAATCAGGTGTGCTTAGTAAGGTAAAAAGGAAATGTTTATATTGTAATGGTGTAGGTATACAATATGAAGATTTAAATAGCATTGCAGGATTTAAGCAGCTACCTAGAAATGTAGATGATTTAGCTGCTCATGGTTACAAATGCAATAAGAATAAATTAATTGAATTAGCAAAGGATGCAGAAGGTGATGCCAAAATATTCCTCTCGTCAATGGTGCGATTTAACGCCATCTCCCATTATCTGTCCTCTTTTATCAAGGGAATCAGGGAAAATGTCGGAAGAGATGGAGTCCTACATACTCAATTTATGCAATGCGTTACAGCAACAGGAAGGTTATCAAGCCGTAATCCGAATTTCCATAATCAGCCACGAGGAGGAACTTTTCCAATTAGACAGGTCGTTGTTAGTAGATGGGGGGAGGGTAGAATAGTAGAAGCAGATTATGCCCAGCTAGAATTTAGAATAGCATCTGCTTTAGCAAAAGACGATACTGCTATACAAGATATAATTGATGGGGTAGATGTTCATCAAAGAACTGCTGACATCTTAACAAGAGCAGGGCAATTAACCTCAAGACAAGATGCTAAAACACATACTTTTAAGCCTTTGTATGGAGGTACGACAGGTACAAAAGCAGAACAAGTTTATTATAAAGAGTTTTTAAATCGGTATAGTAACATAAAAGAATGGCATAATACACTTTTAGATAAAGCTGATAGGTACAAAAAAATACAATTACCAACAGGAAGATTATACAAAATGCCTTGGGCGCACAAAAGTGAATGGGGAGGGGTTTATGGAGCAACTAAAATAAAAAACTACCCAGTACAAGGTTTTGCTACTGCTGACATTGTACCTTTAGCTACAGTATTATTAGATAATTTATATAAGAAACATAAATTAAAGTCCTTGATTATTAATGAGGTACATGATAGTATCGTTACAGATGCTTATCCGGGCGAAGAAACGCTTGTTACTGATTTAAAAGTAGAAGCTATGTTGGGTGTTATACCAGAGTTAAAAAGGAGATTTAACTATGACTTAAACGTACCTTTAGAAGTAGAAGTTAAGTGTGGTAAGAATTGGTTAGATATGGACGTAATAAAAACAGGAGGCTCACATATAGAAAATAACAGTTGACACGCTATTGTTAATGTGCTATAATCACAAAATTAAGTATTAACCATTGAAAGGTAATTAGACATGGCTATTATAACAGGTAAAGCTTACTTTGCAAGACTAGACGTTGCAGAAAATCCATTTGGAGATAGAAAAAAGTATTCTATTAATATACTTTTAGAAGATGCCAAGACGTTAGGAGCAATGAAGAAAGAAGGGTTTCATGTTAAAGATAAAGATAAATACCACCCTGCTCCTTATATGCCTATTTACACGTATGAGAAAACAACAGATGGTAGGCCATTACATAAGCCTAGAATTTTTGATACTCAAAAGAATATTATTAATAATAGTATAAGCAGTAGTATTGGTAATGACTCTATTGTTAATGTGTCATATAAAAAGTTTGATTATGATGTAGGTGGTAATAAGGGATCTCGCCCTATACTTAAAGATGTTCAGATAGTTAAGCTAGTAGACAGGGGTTTATCAGAAGAGTTTGAAAAACAAGATGATGGTTATGTTGCTCCTATACCTGCTGATGAAGAGGCAGTGCTTATAGAAGAGCAAGAAGAGCTTCCATTTTCTGCGTAGTGTAGTCTAAACTAGGGGTGTTGGCAACATCCATCACCCCACTTTTTTGGAGAGTATGATGGAATTACAAAAGCAGATAGAGCAATATCTTTTAGATTCATTAGAAGGTGATTCTTCTATGGATGAAGATGTAGTTGAGAGGTTTGGAGAGCGTTGTAAAGATGCTTTACGTAAACAATTTAATGGTGAAAAGCGTGAGTTTACACTCAGAATGTCAGCTATTGGTAGACCTTTATGCCAACAGCAAATGGAAAAAGAAGGTGCTAAACCAGAACCTTTGAAACCATCCTTAAAGCTAAAATTTACATATGGAGATATGATAGAAGCTTTAGTTATGGCAGTTATGGAGGCTGCTAAAGTTAACATAGAAAGCTTTCAAGAAGGGGTATCCCATACAACAGGAAGCACAACAATAAAAGGTACATTAGATGTTATCATTGATGGGAAAGTGTATGATATTAAATCTGCATCCCAACATGCTTTTAAGAATAAGTTTTCTAGGTCTGATGGGTTTGCTAAAATAGCAGAGGATGATGCATTTGGTTATATTGCACAAGGCTACCTATATAGCTCTGCTAAAGACTTACCCTTTGGTGGTTGGATAGCATACAATAAAGAAACAGGAGACATAGCTGTATGTAAAGCTCCTGCTAGTGATGCGTATAAACGCTCTGCAATAGGTAAAGCAAACAAGAACATAAAAGCACTTGTTGATGATGTGCCTTTTAAGAGACAGTTTGAAAAGGTAAAAGAAAAGTTTAGGAATAAAATAACTGGTAACTATACTATAGCCTTAAACTGTAGGTACTGTAACTTTAAAACCTCTTGCTGGGGCAACGAAATAGTGTTTCGTAAAAATCCTAGAGGGGCTTCATCTAAATGGTATGTAGGGGAGCCTAAATGAGAACATCATCTGCAAAAGCCAAGGGAAGGCGGTTACAGGATTGGGTCAGGGATAGATTATTAGCCTACCTGCAAACTTGCTGTGATCCAGAAGACTTAGAAGATACTGTAACAACAGCTATCATGGGGGAGTCGGGTGCTGATGTTAAGCTAGTGGGTAGAGCTAGAAAATATTTCCCCTACTCTATTGAATGTAAAAACCAAGAGAAGTTTTCTGGGATATACAACATAATAGATCAGGCTAGGAATCATTCTAGTAGCCCACCATTAGCTTTTATTAAGATGAATAGGAGAAAGCCATTAGTTATACTGGAAGCAGAGGAGTTCTTTACAAGTTACTTTAAACATAAGGAAGAAGACATTGATAAACAAGAAGTATAAACATTTAATAGAAGACTACAATGATGCTTACATTGCCTTTTCTAGTGATGATGGTAAGTTGCATATGACTGTCATTGGGGATCCAGAAAATGTAAATACTATTACAGCAAACCAGTGTATAGATGTGTTTACAAGGTGGCTAGATCACATAGGCGTTGAAGAGGCTGAAGATGATAATTTGCTTCATATGAAAACGAAAGGAACAGCATAATGACCAAAAGACATTTAGTAATACCAGATAGCCATTCTATGCCAAGCCATAATAATGATAGATTTGAGTGGTTAGGTAAGTTTATATTTGACTTAAAGCCTGATGTAGTTATAGACATTGGCGATAGTGCTGATATGGAGTCCCTATGCTTCTGGGATAAAGGTAAGCGAGGATACGATACTCGTAGTTATTTAGATGACATCGAATGTTACTAAGATGTAATGGAAAAGTTATGGCATCCTTTTAAGAGGAATAAAAAGAAAATGCCTCATAGGATTAAGACAAGAGGTAATCACGAGGATAGGATTAACAAAGCGGTATCATCGGCTGGAGTAATGACAGGTACGTTTTGTATAGATGATCTAGAAGAAAAGAGGTGGAATGATGAAGTATCAGAGTTCTTATACGCAATAACAGTTGATGGAATTAAGTATAATCATGCTTGTCCTTCACCTATAATGGGTAAACCTTTAGCTTCTGTTAATCTAGCCAGAACTATTATTAAACAAGAACACTGTTCTTATACAGTGGGCCATGTACACTCCAGAGACTTCCACGAAGAGAGGGGGGTACAAGCATCAGTTGTAGGCTGTTACTTTGACAACCACCATGACTTTGCTGGCCCTTCTAATGATAATTATTGGAGAGGTATATTAGTCAAAGAAGAAGTTTGTAATGGTAAGTATGAACCACATTGGTATAGCTTAGATAGATTGAGAAAAGAATATGGGTAATTGGGAAGGGATTATTATAGTAGGTTTTTATGTAACATACGCAATAGTAGTAGGAGTTTATGTATTATGAGGTTAGATCAAATAAAAGAATTAGAAAGATTAAAAAGACTAGAGAAAGAGAAAGTACCAAAGAATGATCCTGTAAATAATCCTTTACATTACAATAGAAAAGGTGTAGAATGTATTCAAGCTATAGAAGCATCTATGAGTGATGTGGAGTTTAAAGGGTATTTAAAAGGTAATGCTATAAAATACTTATGGCGGTATAGTTACAAACACGCCCCAGTAGAAGACTTAGCAAAATCAGTATGGTACAGTAACAAATTACAGGAGACTATTAATGTGGAAAAGTAATCAAAACCCTATGTTCAGAAGTAAATTTAGTGAAGATATATTCTTACAGAAATACGCCCATGAAGGGTGTGAAACGTGGAGTGAACTTTGTAAAACTCTTGTAGAAGATGTTATGAAAGATAAGGTTAGTAAGGACAAGAAAGATCAATTAATATCTTATATGCAAGATTTGAAATTTATACCGGGAGGTAGATATTTATACTATGCAGGAAGACCACATAAGTTCTTCAACAACTGTTTTCTTCTCAAGGCAGAGGAAGACACTAGGGAAGATTGGGCTGAACTATCGAAGAAGGCAGAACTCTGCTTATCGTCTGGTGGCGGTATTGGCGTTGACTATTCCATATACCGTCCTAATGGTAGTCTACTACACAGCACAGGTGGTATCGCATCTGGGCCGTTACCTAAGATGCAAATGACTAATGATTTAGGTAGGGGTGTTATGCAAGGTGGTAGTAGGCGTAGTGCTATATACGCATCTCTTAATTGTTGGCATGATGACATACCTAGATTTTTAGAGATGAAAAACTGGTACAATATGCCAGTAGCAGGTACAGATAAGACATTAGGTGATCTAAAAGAAGCAGACTTTAATTTCCCTACTCCTATGGACTATACTAATATATCTGTGAACTATGACACAAAATGGATAGAAGACTATTGGAGAACAGGAGATGTTGGTGAAACCTTTAAGAAGAATGTCAGACAAGCCTTATCAACAGGGGAACCCGGATTTAGTTTTAATTTCTGGGACAAAGAGGAAGAGACACTTAGGAACGCTTGTACAGAGGTATCCAGTGCAAGTGACTCTGATGTATGCAACCTTGGCTCAATCAATCTCGGCAGAATTGATTCATTGGCAGAGTTCAAGGACATCGTGGAACTATCGACCACGTTCCTCTTGTGTGGAACCCTTGTTGCAAAACTACCCTATAGAAAAGTCTATGAAGTTAGGGAGCAGAATAGACGCTTGGGTTTAGGCTTAATGGGATTACATGAATGGCTAGTAAAAAAAGGAGAGAGATATGAAGTTACGACCGAATTACACAGATGGCTTGAAATCTATAAAAACGTATCGAAGCATACAAGCCAGAATTATGCTGATACATTCTCAATTAGCAGACCTGTTGCCAACAGAGCCATTGCACCAACAGGAAGCATTGGGATCCTCGCAGGAACTACTACGGGAATTGAGCCTATGTTTGCGTCAGCTTATAAAAGACGCTACTTAAAGGGTAAGAGGTGGCACTATCAATACGTAGTTGACAGCGTATCAAAAGAAATGCATGATATTCATGGTGTAGATCCTGATACTATAGAAAGTGCTTTTGACTTGGCTATGCATCCAGAACAGAGGATTAGGTTTCAAGCTGATATTCAAGACTATGTTGATATGAGTATTAGTTCAACAATTAACCTTCCTAGATGGGGGTCAGAGCATAATAATACGGATAAGGTAGAGAGCTTTACTAGGCTACTAGCAGATTACGCACACAGACTGAGAGGTTTTACATGCTACCCTGATGGGAGTAGAGGTGGACAGCCTCTTGTATCTGTATCGTATAAAGATGCTGAAAATGCTTTAGGTAAAGAGTTTGAAGAAGCAGTAGAGACATCAGATATTTGTGATATTACAGGAAGAGGAGGGAGTTGTGGAGTCTAGTGAAGCATTACTATCATCACTATCTATTCTATTAGATAGAAAAGGTAATATTATTATAGAGCAGAAAGGAGTTCCTATAGAAGACTTAAAAAAAGCTTTAAGTGAAACCTTCCCTTCGTGGAGTGATCTACAGGGAGTAGTGGACACTGCTAGGTGGATAGACGAGTCTATAACTGATTTAAACAAGTATATAATGAAGGAGTATGGTGATCATGAAAGTATTCGTGTACAAGAACGGAATGTGTGACCCAAAAGCTAAGTTGGGTACAGTAAAGAAGCTTAATAAAGCAGATGAAGTCGATAGTTTTATAAAAGCTTTATGTGCATCTATGACGCCATTGGCCCATAGACAGTTTAGAATATTTTTAACGAATGATGAGGTAGAACAACATGAAGTTGACCATCATGCTCTTATGGGCGATAACTATGGATTGGATCTCAGATCAAATTCAATTAAGGAAGTTAATACTCTTGAAGTGGCAGCAGATTGTAGCAAGAAAATGGAAAGGCTTTATGAGAGAGATAATCAGCGTATTAAAATGGCTAGGGGGTAATATGATGTGGGTTTGGGAATCTTTTTTTAATGGGCTAGATACAGCACCAAGTAATAAGGTGGATACCACCACCAGATTTTGGAGATCTAGGTTTATGATATGGTTTTCAAAGAAATTAGGGCGTTTTTCTAGCTGGCTATGGAATAAGATGTGGAATAGGCGTCATAGGATGTAAATACAAAGAAACCTCTCTGTAGGCTCATTTAAAGCCCATAGAGAGGTTGTAGCTTTTTTAGGTACTTTACCCTATGGAGGGTGCTTAACGGCTCTCCTGACGCATCCTAGAGGGTTATTTTTACAAAATCACACTTCATAAAGAGCTTGTTCTGCTATTCTTCTTCTAACAAGACCTTTTAGTATTCTACCGCCAGCCCTTCTCCATTTAGGAAACTCAGCACTGGCTCCATCATAATCTTGTCTATTTATCTTAGCTCGGAGAGTTGAAGATTTGAGTCGGCTGCTACCAATGTTGTAAGTAAGTGACCCTATTGCACTAAACTGATTGGAAGTCAAGGGGGCATATATTAAATTGGTAACAGCCTTCTCAACATGCCGGAGTTCTCGCACTAGCAAGTATTCAGCCTCCGGCTCGGTAATAGGTCTATGTTCCATCGTCAGACGGTTGCCTTCCTTATCCCATATTGATCCATAGCCTATTGTTGGTATACCTATTGGGTCTTCATATACAATAGAAGAGTACCCTTCAAAGTGTTTTATGATATCTATAGCTTCTTGATTAACTCTCACGCCCTGCCTTCTCTTCTTCGTATCTCTCTCCCACCAAACCAGAATGACAGTATAGCTGCAAACAGGCTTGTAATATCCTGATCCCACACAATGTTTAAGGCGTCTGTAGCTGCTAGTCCTTTATCTAATAGTGTTATGTAGGCACTAATCTCTACTGTTATAAATAATAACATAAAGAGATAAGTTATAGTGGGTCTTACGGTAGCAGAGTATGTAGCAGCCCATTTTGCAGATTGTTTCGTGGTAGCGGTATCATGCCTATGGACTGCCTTAAACTCTTCAGTATCTGCTTCTATGTGAGACTTACGTAAACCTAACTCACCTAGTTTCAACTGTTGTTCAAGCTGTTTATCCATAAGCATTAGCTCATGCTTTTTATCCTGCTTATCTTGAAAGAAGTCAAGGATCTTAGGCACAAACGAGGTGCCAAAGCCAAGCAGTGATGACAATAATGTTAGCATATTTATCCTTTCATTTGGGGGTGTGAACCATTATGCATTTTATTTACTAATTGAATATCTCTGGTATTAATAACAGTACGAGCTTGTAAGTCCTGTAACTCCCTGCTGTGCCTCTCTAGATTATCAGGGGATAGGATACTACCTAGTACTTTTACTTGATGGTGTATGACAGCACTCTCTGATTCTACACTATCTATTCTAGAGTTTATATCCTCCAGTTCTTTCTTTATCTGTTCCAAGTCTTTCATAACTCTTCCCAGATTAGACTTAATCATTTGAAAAGATCCAGCAAGGGTAGCAATAACAAATATAAACTGGATGGCTTCTCGGCTACCTAACTCCATTTAGATGCACCCTTTGCAAGCATAACTAATATAAAAATACATACCTATAACAAGTCCTAAGATAATAGCAGCCTTACCAGACTCCTCACCTATCTTCTTCCATTTACGTTTATCTTCCCAAGCTTTCTCTTTGGCTATTTCTTTTTGTTTCTTTAAGCGTTCTTCTCGTTCTTTTAATCTTTCCATGCGAGTCTTCATTATAGTAGACCACGTATCTGCACCAAATCTAGTATTGAGTAGTAGGGACATACTCCTCATTTCTTTAGCAATAGTCTTTTTTTCTATGACTTCTGCTGCAATCTCTTGGATACTAGTCCCATCTCCTTCATCATCAGTACGTAATCTTGAGCCTATAAAGTTACTCCACTTGCCCTGTGGTTTCTTTTTAGCAGCTATCTTTTTATCTACGTGTTCTTGTCCACTAAACACATTGTCTATATGATGAGACAATTCAGAAATATCTTGGCAAGTATTAATTACCGATTTAATACCTGAGACACTGGCTTTTACAAGTTGTATTCCTACTAGGGCTTCTGCTATGACCATGTTTTTAACATCACCCAAACTAGTCCACACATAATGGATATGTCTATTGTCATATTAAATCTGATCAGCCATTTGGTTGTCATTCAGGTTTCTCGTATTTGTCTTTTACAGCCTTGATAACCTTCTTCCATTCATCAATTCCATCGTGATAGATCTTATCGAACTGTTCTCCAGTACTAGGATATTCTGCTTCTCGTCTATCTTTATAGTTGTTTGCAGCAAAATCTTTATCTT